CGCACGCTCCTCAAGTTCCATGACGTGGTGCGCCGTACCGCGGAGAACGATGCACAGCTCGAAGCCAACATCGACAAGGCCATCGCCGATGCGCTGACGGGCAACCTGCCTCGCGTGTCCAGCCAGCGGCGTGGGCGCCGGGCCTAGTGACTTGCTACGCGCGAACTTGCCAGGACGGGCCGGGGGCCCCTGGGGCGGCGGAAGGGTCAAGGGTAATTCGAGCCGCGTTCTCGCGTTAGCTGGAGACCCGGCAAGTTAGTTAACAGGGTTAACAGGGTTAACCGTTGTGGTGTCGTGGGTTAACAGGTGCCGCCATGGAGCTCTTGAGCAAGTCCGAATTCGCAGCGCGCAAAGGCTGGTCCAGGCCCTACGTGTCGAAGCTGGGCAAGCAAGGCCGACTCGTCCTTGCCGATGACGGTCGGGTCGATGTCGCCGCCACCGAACAGCTGCTGCAGGAGAGTGCTGACCCCAGCAAAACCGGTGTAGCGGAGCGGCATCAGCGCGACCGAGTGCAAAAGGGTGTAACCGAGCACATCGAGCCAGACGCCCCTATCACCGCGCCGCCGCAGCCAGGCGTTTACGACTTCCAGAAGGCCCGTGCCCAGCGCGAATTCTTCCTCGCGCAGCTTGCCGAGAATGAAGCCCGCAAGAGCAGCGGCGATCTGGTCGAGCGTCTGGCTGTCGAGAATGCTGCATTCGCCACCGGCCGCCAACTTCGGGACCTGCTGCTGGGGCTGCCCAAGCAGATCGGCCCGGAGCTCGCTGCAATAACCGACCCCTGGGAACTGGAACGACAGCTGATCGGCCACCTGCGGCGCGTGCTGGATGACGCCAGCCGCCTGAGTCAGGCCGATCTGGATCAGGCCCTGAACCCGAACTGACGCTATGAATCTTCAATACGCCGACGGTGCCGAGCAGTACCGCTCGGCGTACCTGCGAGGCCTTCAGCCAGACCCTGAGCTCTGGATTGATGAGTGGGCCGACGAGTACATGCGGATCCCGCGTGATACCGGTGCCGCAGAGCCGGGCCCGTACCGCACCGACCGCACACCCTATGCGCGCGAGCCGATGCGCTGCCTGTCGCCAAGTCACCCAGCCAAGCGCGTGGTGACGAAAGTCGCCTCGCAGATGATGAAGACGCAGATCGCCCTCAACTGGATTGGCGGCTGCATCCACATGGCTCCGGCCAACATCCTGATGCTGCTGCCCAGCCTGGGGCTGGCCAAGCGCGTCAGCGGCCGAGTGGACAAAACCATCAAGGCCACGCCTGTGCTGCGTGACCGCGTTGCCGGCTCCCGCTCGCGGGATTCGCGCAACACACTGGATACCAAGGAATTCGAAGGCGGCACGCTGTTCGCCACCACCGCTGGCTCTGCTGCCAACCTCGCGGAAGTGTCGGCGCGCTTCATCTACGGCGACGAGGTTGACCGCTGGGATGTCGACGTCGACAACGAAGGCGACCCGATCGAGCTGGCCGAAACCCGAGGCACGACATTCGGCCGCAACGCCAAGTTCTACTTCTCCAGCTCCCCGACCATCAAGGGCGTCTCCCGGATCGAGGATCTGTTTCAGCAGGGCGACCAGCGTCACTACTACGTGCCGTGCCCGCACTGCGGCGAACACCAGGTGCTGGAGTGGACGAACCTCAAGTGGGCCGACAACTTCAGCTGGGCCGGCTATCTGTGCTGCAACCCGGATTGCGGCGCGCTGATCGAGGAGCACCACAAAGGCCAGATGCTGGCCAACGGCGAATGGCGTGCTCATGCCGAAGGCGACGGTGAAACGGTTAGCTTCACACTGAGCGCGCTGTACATGCCGCCCGGCTGGCTCGCCTGGGTCGACCTGGCCAAGCAGTACGCCAAGGCGCAGCTCGCTGCTGCGCGTGGCGATCTCGAGCCGATGCAAGTGTTCTACAACACCCGTCTGGCTCAAGTCTGGGACTCGGCGCAGGAGATGACCAAGGCCAACGAGCTCAAGGCCCGGGCCGAAGAGTATCGCCTCGGTAGCGTGCCCACTGGCGCGCTGATCCTGACCGCCGCAGTCGATACCCAGGGTGACCGTCTCGAACTGCTGGTCATTGGATGGGGCGAAGGCATGGAGCGCTGGGTCATTGACCATCAGGTGATCCAAGGCAACCCGGCCGATGAGCGTACCTGGGCTGCGCTGGATGAAAGGCTGAAGACGCGGTATCGGCACAGCTCAGGCGTCGAGTTGGCCATCTGTGCGACGGCAGTTGACTCCGGCGGTCACCACACCGATGAGGTTTACCAGTTCTGCCGGCTACGCCGGTGGCGCAACGTGTTCGCCATCAAGGGTGCGAGCAAGCCCGGTCGTCCGGTTATCGCGCAGCGGCCCTCCAAGGTCGATGTTACCTGGAGAGGAACAACCGAGAAGCAGGGCGCCGAGCTCTGGATGATCGGCACCGACACGGCCAAAGACTGGATCTACAACCGTTACCCGCTGCTCGACGGCCCAGGCGCGCTGCACTTCTCCATCGACCTGGCTGATGACTTCTACGACCAATGCGTAGCGGAGCGGAAGATCACCCGCTACGTGAAAGGCCACAAGCGAATCGAGTGGGTGAAGGGCAAGGCCGACCGAAACGAAGGCCTCGACCTGCTGGTTTACAACCTGGCCATGGCCCATTACCTCGGCTTGCACCGAAACAAGGAAGCGGAATGGTCCAGGCTGCGCGCAGCGGTATCGCAAGGCAGCTTGTTCGCCGAGCGCGTTCCAGCGGCACCGGTAGAGGACGAAACGGAAGCAGCCGAGTCCGGCGACAAGCCGGCAGCAGTGCCATCGCCTCCACCGAGGCCATCGCCTCAGCCGGTCGGCCGGCGTCGATCCAGCAGCACCTACCTGACGCGGCGCTGACCGCACCGAGAGGCACACATGAGCGAAGCCCAACAGCGCCTGGCAGACGTCCGGGCGTCGATCAAGGACATCCTCGAAAACGGCCAGTCCGTGCGCAAAGGCGATCGCCAGCTTGACCGCGCACAGCTGGCAAGTCTGCGAATGCTAGAAGAGCAATACGCAAAGCAGGTCGCGGCCGAGCAAGCCGCTGCTCGTGGCCGTCCGCGTGTCACGCGGCTTTACAGTCGAGGCAAGGGCATCTGATGACACGCATCCGAGCGGTACCCAAACGCATCCGAAACAGCTACGAGGGCGCCGGCACAGGCCGCCGTGCCCAGGGCTGGGATGCACCAGAAGGCGCCCTGAACGCCATCGCATTGCCGGCATTGCCGGCGTTGCGCAAGCGCTCTCGCGCCGCCGTAAAGAACGACCCCTACGCCTACAGCGCGATCGACAAACGGGTCAGCAACATCATCGGCACAGGTATCTCGCCTCGCGCCTCGATTCAGGACGCCACCGTCCGAGCCGCCTTGCGGCAACTGTGGGAAGACTGGACGGACGAATCCGACGCCGACGGTCTCGCTGACTTCTACGGCCAGCAGGCGATCATCGCGCGGATGGTCGAAGAGGCGGGTGAGTGTTTCGTGCGCCTACGCTATCGCCGCCCGGAGGACGGCTACGCGGTGCCACTGCAGCTGCAGGTGCTGGCGCCTGAGTACGTGCCGCTCGACAAGAACTTCAAGACGCGCGCCGGCAATATCGTCCGCGCAGGTATCGAGTTCAACGGCATCGGCCAGCGAGTGGCGTACTGGATGTACAGCACTCACCCGGGTGACGCATTCACCGCTGGTATCGGCTTCAACACCCTGAACCGAATCCCGGCCGACCAGGTGTTGCACATCTTCGAGCCCACCGAAGGCGGCCAACTGCGTGGCGTTCCGCGTTTGGCACCGGTGCTGCTACGCCTGAAGTCGCTGGATAACTACGACGACGCAGTGCTGTTCCGGCAGGAGGTGGCCAACCTGTTCGCGGGCTTTATCACCCGCAAGGCAGCGGAAGGCGTGCAGCCTGCTATCGATCCCATTACTGGCCAGCCGATCAAGGCCGACAGCGACGGAGCGCCGCTCGTAGGCCTCGAACCTGGCTCCATGCAGGAACTGATGGAAGGGGAGGAGGTGACCTTCTCTGATCCGCCAGACGCCGGTAGCACCTATGTCGACTTTATGCGGCAGCAATTGCAGGCCGCTGCTGCCGGTGTCGGGCTGCCTTATGAGCTCTTGACCGGTGACATGGGTGACATCAGTGACCGCGTGCTGCGGGTATTGCTGAACGACTTCCGTCGCCGCATCGAGCAGCTGCAGTTCGGCGTTTACGTGTTCCAGCTCTGCCGCCCTGTGCGCATAGCCTGGCTCGACGCTGCGGTGCTGGCGGGTTCGATCACGCTGCCCGATTACAGCCGCCGGCGCCGCGAATATCTGCGCACCCGCTGGGTACCGCAGGGCCATCCGTACATTCATCCGGTTCAGGACGTGGACGGCAAGCTCAAGGAAATTAAGGGCGGGCTCGCCAGCCGCAGCGAACACGTTTTGCGCACCGGCTACGACGCCGAACAGATCGACGAAGAAAACGCCCAAGACAACGAGCGCGCCGCACGCCTGGGTCTTTCCTATGACAGCAACACCATCCCGGATCTGCCGGCACCAAGAGAGGAAGACGAATGAAATCGCTAGGCAAATACTGGGCGAGCCTCTGCCTTGCCCTGGTCATGCAGGGCGGCCGCGCGCTGCCCTTTCCCCGCATCCAGAATCTCGGGCCCAACGAGGAACAGCGCGAACACTGGTACAGCGTCCGCGCCGCGGGTGAGGGCAGTAACCGAGTGATCGAGGCCATGGTCTACGGTGAAATCGGTTACTGGGGAATCACTGCGGAGCAATTCGTCCGGGACCTGAAAGAGCTGGATGACGGCGTCTCCCGAGTCGTCGTCAGCTTCGCCACCATCGGCGGTGACTTGATGGATGGCATCGCCATTCACAATGCACCGA